AAAGTGTGAGCAAATTCACCAGTTAGCCAAATAGTTCTTAATTGCGTTCCGTTTGTCGGTAAGTTGATAGACGTAAAGTCAGTAACTCCTACTAATGTATATTTCCATTCTGTATTATTTTTCCAGTCAAGAACAACATCGCCACTTACATTATTATTAACATTCAAGGTACCTATTACGTTTTCTTCAAAGACCTCAGCAACAGGGATGGAGGCTTGACTGCCTAAATCAACAAACATTGATGCCGTTACTGGTGTTGCTCCAAAGCCCCAATTACCATTGCCACCTGTAAATAGCCACGCTTTCTCATCTCCATCTTGTATTGCTTCAAAAACAGCTAATCCATTTATTGAATAAGTGCCATTTGCGTTCACATAATCTTCAATAGTAGAAGTGCCTATATTGCCTAAATCGAATAAAAAATCACTAGAAACACTTACTTCTTTTGTTGGCAATTCAAACAAATCATCAGGAATTATGGCTGGACTTCCAACACCGTAATCTCTAGAACCAGTTTTTAACAGAAATGACCTTTTTATAAAGTCAGAATTAAATGGCTCTCCTTTCCATTCTATAAACGAAACAATACCTAATCTATTTGCTTGTAGTGTAAATAAAGCCCCAGCGTTTATTGATGCGGCGGCTTGTGCGGTTAAAGAACCACTACCACTTATAAAAGCTCTAAATATTTCACTTACTTTTGTTCCCTCATTTAATAATGGAAACAAATAAGCGTTTGCATCATTTACTTTATTAAACGCATCCCTTACTCTTTCGGCTGTTGGGTCGTCTAAAAATGCTCCTATGTCTATAACTGGTGCGTTCATTATGGTTCAGGTATTTCGTCTTGACTTACTAAGTAATTTGCACTCGCTAAAGCACTACTTGATGCTAAGAATGGTACAAATATGATAGTTGGGTCTATTATTATTGGTATTATATTTATTTTATCACTTTCATTCGGGGCAGTTACAAAGGTACTTTCTGCTATATTACTATTACCCTCTCTTGGCGTCAACTCCATCCCATCAACTGGATAATTTCTTACTAAGTTTAAATAACAAGGACTTCTAAATAATGCTTTTGATAATCTTTTCCAATGCCACCCATCCGCATATTCAAACACCCATTCAGCGTGTTCATTTTCATTCACATTACTTATAACATCTTGACTTCTTGTGATTAAATAATAACTTTCAATTTCTGTAGCTTCAATGTAATTGTTGAAATAGAAAGAAAGTCTTGCACTTTGATATACATTTGGGTAATTTATAGCACTAGGTACTGTTTCGTTTTCGGTATAATTTCTATTAACTCGATAATCAACTCGGCTTGTCTTTTCATATTCCAAAGAAGTCAACAAGAAAGGATTGGAGTAATAGCTAAAAGAGCCAACACCAACAGTACTTTCTATTTTTAAACAAACTAAATTAGCTCCGTAATCTAAGGGCAAATATTTTAACCTTATATATATTTGCTTGATACCATTTACATCCGTGATACTTCTTAAATCTACATGGTCATTTATATTTACTTTTTCATCATTACAATCCAAAAGAAAAACATCCGCGTCGTTATTAATTTGCAAAGAAACAGGACTATCCGTTATTTGTACATAAGGTTGTGGGTCAAAAGGGAGTAAATGTAACTGTCCTCTAAACGTGTTTTCAATAACAGGCGAAAATTCTTGACCCCAAGCCTGTTGTTTGGTTTCTTTGAACCAAAGAAAAGATATATCTCTATTTGCTATTGCCAACGTTTCTCGCCTTTTATTGTTAAAATATTATCTTGAAAAGAAAAATACATTTCTTTAGGGTGCAATTTAATTAAATTTTCGCTTGTATCTTCCACTTCTATATATTTTTTTTTATTTCTTACCTGTGTTAAAGTTTGCCAAAATTTTGCAAAATCACAAATAACATCTACCTCCACCGTATAAGCTGAAAGAAGAGGAAGTCCTAAATTATTAACTGCTATATCTCTGTTTTGTGCGGATATAGTTAAGTTTATTTCATCTTGAAAAATCGCTAAAACATCGCCACCATTTCTAAAGAACTTGTTTTTAATTAATCCGCTAGGATAAAATTGTGATGCACTTCGTATTTTTTGCCTGTAATATTTTTGCAAATTTCTTTTAGCAGCGAATTTTAAATTCCCAAAAGGAGGTATTGCCACGCCGTTTTTAGAGATAGTAATAAAACCCTCATCTGTTCTATTTACTTTATTTGTAGGTAATAACCAAGAAATGGTAATAAGACCCAAGCCTGTAAAATTAGTTCCGCTAGTAGACCTTGATAGTGACATTTTACCATCTTCAATTGCAATCACAGTATATATGCCATCATTATTCCCACCTGTAACCGATAACTCTTGCCCCAAAACAAAACCTATTAAATCCCATTTAAAAGAGCCGTCATTAAATAAGTCTAAATCTACACCTCCATTTTCTTTTTGGTTTACATAAAAAGTCTCTGTTTGTGAAATAAATTCTTTGGTAACGACATCAATAATAAAAATATCCTCATCATTTTCAGTTGGCGCATTTTCTGAGACACCTATATATTTTGACCTTACATTTTCTATTAAAAAAGCATCACGAATAAAGCCTACTTTAATATCTAACGTGTCTTCTACAAATAAGTTAGGAGTTGTCATTTCAAATTCCGTATTGACACCGTTTAACCCGTCTTTTACTAAATCATTTGAACCTTCCTCATATTTATTATACTTATAATTTATTTTATTGAACGTTAATTTTTCGTTAATAGTTTCGTTATAATTTGAGTTTGGAGGTGTTTGAAAAATTCCAGCACTTGCATTATCATAAAAATCTGTTTCGTGTCCTATAAATACTGTACCATCACTATTCACTTGATAATCGCAATTAACCTCTGGCAAATAATTTAAAACATCTTCAAAAGATAATGTAAAAGGATTGCCCTCTATTAATCTTATTTCATTCCCCTTAAAAATATATTGGTCATAATGCTCACCGCCTACATCAAATAAAGGGGCGGTAACACTTAGCCCACTAATAGAAGTAACAATTTGCTTCATTGCGTCTATTAATCTCACTCCGTTTGTGAGGCTATTATAAGTTAATGTAGTGACTTCTAATGAGTAATCAAAGGAAGTGAAATCTAAGTTAAAAGGAAAAGTGTTATCTTGGAAAATAAAGTAAAAAAACAATCTTTCTCCTTGATTTAAAGGAGGTATAGGTATGTCCACTGAAAAATTAGTTTCCACATTATTCATATCCTCACTATAAATCATATCGGAAGTGGCTATATTGTACCCTTTTCTTAATCGCAACCCAAAACCTAAATTACCTGCTGTTTGCCAAGCGCCATTTCTTACTTTTAAAACTCCGTTTAATATTCTTTGCTCTGCTTCTATAATAGCGTATTCCTGTAAACTTTCAGAGTCGTTATTTGTGCTTTGTAATATAAAAGTAGATGGCGACAAAGTGTTTTCTATTTCGCTTTTGTTTATTTGTGGTGATGGATTAAAAAATACTGGTGGTGATCCGCCTATTATTGTCACGTTATTTGGCATACTCCACTCACTTACCTTCGTTAATGGTAACGCTTTAATAAGTATTTTTTCTGCAGTTAATGGTGTTATTTTATTGCCATCATAATCTAAATCAGCAAACAAATCCACCTTTGTTTGTATACGCCTTTTAATAGTAGCTTCATCATTTAATTGAATGATACTACACGTGAAGTATTTTAAACAATCTGTTTCGGCTGTTTTAAAATCAAGTTGCCCTAAAACATAATCAACACCATCTATATTTATTTTAAATCTTACATCCGCTTCAAAACCTTTGCTTCTATATACACTTATTAATTCATCAAACTGGTGTGTCAAGCCTTGTACATCAACAAAAGGCGAAAATGTAAAGCTATCAGGGGAAAACAAAACATCACGCCCATAACGACCCTCTTCTTGTTTTAATCCCCATTCAGAAGCATCATACCCTATTGGCTCACAAATCTCTAGTTCATTGTAACCGCCAACACCATCTGATATTAAAATATAAAATCTTGTCATATTTTACCTCCCTTAAAAGAAGCTCTGTTATTTAACTTTTGTACTCTTGTATTTTCTTTGACTAAATAGGTTTTTATACCTTTTTTATCCATAACTATTGTTTCTGTTTCTTTGCCATCAATAGCTTTTTTCATTGCCAAATAAATATCCTGTTTTGTCAATGTAGGTTTCTCTTTGGCAAAAGTAGTATTTATTCCGTTTTTAGATAAAATACCGTTTAATTCATCATAAAATTCCGACTCACTTGAATAAACATTTGCTCCTCTTGGCAAGTCTACTAAAGTGGGAGTATTTGGCGATATACCTATTAAATTACCCTTAGCATCTGTTATCGGTTCTCTTTTGCCTCCATCCCCAACAATAGCCTTACCACCTTCAAAACCTCTTACTCCATCTTTAAAAGCTGGTATTGGCGTTGCTATAATAGCACCTATTTGAGCAGCACCAATAGCAGATACTAAAGCAACTAAAAACGGGTTTCCTAAAGCTTTTGTAATTGCAACAGCCACAGCCACAGTAGCTTCCATTATAGATAGTGCCTTTGTATTTCTAGCTTGTTTTTCTTGTATTCGTCTTTTTTCGTTTGCAAATCTTTCCTCTATTTGACCTCTTGCTTCTGCTGAATTTCCAGCATATTCAATTTCAACATTTCTTTGAGTGGCTAAATTTCTTAATTGATTTTCTAAGGCTGTGTTTTGCGCTTTTGTTACCGCCGCAAAAACATCTAAAGCTATGCTTCCAAAATCTTCCGCTGCTTGACCTGCATCTGATAATGTAATTCTAAAATTATCATATAAACTTGCAATAACTGTAAAATCAATACCTAAAGATGTGTTTAAACTTCCAAAAACATCACTTAAATCTATAACACTTTTTATTAGGTCATCGGTATCTTTTTTAAGTGGTTTTAATCCCGATGTATCCGCTACTAACAGGTCTTCTATTAATTTTTTTATCTTTTTATCCGCAATTTCCTGTTGCTTGGCAACTTGTCCTAAAAATTTTTCATAGGATTTTGATAATGAGTCTACTTCATCTCTTTTCTTTTTAGTAGCTTTTGCATTACCTAAAAGCGCATCCCTTTCATTATTTAAAGCGGTTATTTTTCTTAGAATTAATGGTATTTCTTCTCTTGAGGCATCTAATAAATCCTCATTTAATTTACTTAATTCTTCTTGTATTTGACGTAAACGCCCCTTACTTTCTACCTCATCTTCTTTTAAATCATTACCTCTTAAAATCCAATGATAGTCCTCTTCTCTTTGAATGTTACTTTCCCTTAAAACAGTAACAAGCGCATCCGTTGCTTTGTATTCCTCTCTTAAATAAGCTATTTTCCTTTCTTGTTCTTTATTACCCATAGCGATGGCATCATAATAACTTTGAATTTTATCTCTAAGACCCCAAATATTAGGAACTAATTTCTTTAATCCCCTATTCCAATCGTTAATGTTAGCCGTTTGCTGATCCATTTCTCCATTCGCAACAGCTAAAGAATCAGAATAGTGATCTATTGCATTTGCACCCGCCTCAGATAGTAGGGCGAAAAATTGGGCAATCGCCCCATTTCCATCTTCTATTGATAAAACTAAATTATCCCAAGCAATACCAAATTTCCCTAATCTGTTTTCTAAATTATTTGAAGCTGTCGAAAACTCCTCATCTAAAGCACCCGATGCTGTTGTAACATCGTTTAAAGCCTGTGTCAAAACATCAAACCCCTTTGTGGCTAGAGAACTTATTACTCTTTGGTCTCTAATACTATTTATTCCTATCTTTTCAAGTTGCTCATTTACAGAACCACCCGATTCATTAACCCTATTTAACCCAGCTATAAGTAATCTTAATGCTTCTGCGGAGTCTTTTTTTAGTAGTTTATTTAATTCATTTACATTTAATCCTGTTAACTCTGTTAATTCAGCAAGCCCTTTACCATTTCTCAAAGCCCCCTCCATTAAAGATAGTGTTCTACCTATTGTACTACCTGTAATCTCAGCTTCCAAACCTACCGACTTTGTAGCAGCCGCAAAAGCTAAAACCTCTTGTCTACCAAACTTGTATTGTGAAACGTTTTGACCTATTGCCGTTGCATTTGCTAATATTTCTCTTTCAGTAGCCGCGAAATTATTACCTAACTTTACAATTTCATCTCCAAAATCACTTACATTATCAACACCACCATCGGTCAATGTTAAAAGTCTGGCAATGTCTGCAGCACCTTCTTCACCACTTATATTTGATGCTGTTTCAAGTTTCGATAATGCTTCTGTAAAGTTTAAAATATTAGCAGAACCTTTAACACCTAATTGACCCGCAACCGTTGCATATTCTAATAAAGCAGGGGTACCTATTACTTTTAAATCTTTTGAAAGTTTTAAAATATTACTACCTAATTTATCTAATTCATCTCCTGCTAAACCTGTTGTTTTACCTACGTTTGTTAATTGCTTGTCAAATTGAATGACGGTATCTTTATTTGCACTTATTAAAGCGAATAAGGCTCCTATTGCTGCAATAGCCATACCTACTGGAGTGGCTAAAAAAGCTAATGTAGCCCTCCCGAATGAAATTAAAGAATTTGAAAGAGCTTTAAAACCGTTTGCGCCTTGCAACTTATCTAGGGATGTTCCCATCATTCCGAGTTGTGAATTAACTCTACCCAAAACAGGATGCAAATTTTCAGAAGCTATTTTGTAATTACCGACTTCTCTTTGATTTTGACCTAAAGACTTATCAATGTCTTTTAACCCTTTGTCTAGTATCTTTGTTGTTTTGGCTAATCTTTGAAACTCTGCGTCTAACTTTCTATAAGCTAAGGTATTTTTTTTACCTTCTCTTTCAAGTTTAAACATTTCAGCTCCTACATTTTTCGCTTCATTTCTTACTTTGGTTAAAGCAATGTCTAATTTCTTGTATGCAGTTGTATTTTTGTCAGCTTCTTTTTCACTTTGTCTAAGCTCACGATTAACTTTATTTGTTTCCTCTCGTAATTTAACTAATTCCTTTGCGGCGTCACTTGTAGCTTGTTTTAATTTTTCTCTTTGCCTTAAAACAGCTTGTTCAAGTCTTTTCGTTTCTTTTTCAGACTCACCTAACTTTTCATTTGTCTTTCTAGCTTTTTCTTTTTCTACATTTAAAGATTTGACGATTTTAAGATAATCAGATGGGATGTTTGCATACGATTTGTTGAGCTTATCCAACTCCTCTGAACTAGCTTTTATTACTTTTTCGTGTTCTGAAAAAGCTACATTTAGCTTTTTAACTACACTTTCCGCATTAAGAAATTGGTCTGCCATCTTTTTGATTTTTTATTTTAACATTTGCCATTTCTTCATAAGCCATCCACTCCTCTAATGTCATTTCTTTGACATTTAATTGCATCCCTATTACACCGCTTACATTTGCAACTATTTTATAAATGTTTTGTACTTCTTTGTTAACTTGTTTCTGTTTGTTACCCTGCATTATATTGTATTTATTATATAAAGCTGAGTAAACTCTTTCAATTTGCTTTAAATTATACGTTTCTGGTTGCGTCCTTTGTATTTTTATCTTTAAATTATCCTCCGCACATTTGTAAACTTGCTCTATTCTATCATTATATAAGTTTAAAAAGAATGGTTTTTGTCTTATGGTGAAAAGTAAGAAGTTATATACTTCTTTAACCAACTCCATCTTAAAAACAACTAATGCTTCTTCTTTTAAATTTTTTAAAAATATTTTACTTTTTGGGTCGTTTTTTAGTTTAAAATAATCATCATATAAATCATTCCATTGCTCTTCACTAAAACCAAACTCTTGGAAGTTTCCTGTTTTTAAAATCTTCCAAAAGTCTAAAACTAAAATATCTCCAATTCCTATTTTGGTTCCCATTCGTCTATTCTAAAGTAATCACCATTATTTTTAATATAATTTCTACTCACAGTCACTACTCCATCATTAACGTAAACCCATCTTACGACTCCCTTTTTATGATACAAATTTTTAAAGTAATTTAAAACTTCTCTTTCACTACCGCTAAAACCAGCTCCACAGGTTATGCAAATGCCCATATTTTTTTCATTAAAGTTTCTAAAGCAAACTCAAAAAGCTCGTTAAAAAGTTCGTTTTGTTGTAATTCATTTAATCCGAACTCCTCAAAACCATACTTTTCCCCTATTTTTTTGTATTTTTTATCAGTTGAAAAAACCTCAAATATATTATTACCAGTTTTTTTAATTTGTATTTTTTCCCCCAAACTTCCTGTCAAAGTCAAGTCTACATTGCCATTTGCTAAAGGGTTAATAGAGGCTTTATACATTGCATATTCTTGACTCGAATAAGTACCAATAACACCTCCGTCAATGCTCTCTCCTATTAACCACCTACGCTTTACATCTTTTGCAATGTTTGGAGCATTTAAAATAAGTAGTTCAAATATCAACTTTGAAACAGCACTATCGCTTGTTTCTTTTTTAAAAGTGTTGATATAACTACTTAAATAAGTCATAAGTAAAAACACCCCCTTCTCTATTTAAAAGAAAAGGGGTTGTTTTATAAATTAAGCTAAAGTTACTAATTCGGCAGTTCCCTTAAATAGGTTTCCTAAAGCATCCTCAACTACATTTTTTCCAAACTCTGACAAGCTAGGCTGTAAACTATCGCCACTTGCCAAAGCATTATCTAAAGTCAAAGTGTATAGGCTAGTGTTTGCGTTAAAATCTACTGCTGTTATTGTGGTTGCTGTCGCTTGGGTTCCTCCTAAAATCCAAAGGGAAGCCTCATCAAGCCCTAAAACAATGTCTCCGCTATTGCAAGAACCAGATACTTTTAATACAACGGTATTACTTGCACTCGGTGCTGTGCTGTAAGTAATGCTTGTATCTACCACTCCGTTAATGTTTGATAAATTAAAGCCTAACTCATCATAAGTAAAGAAAGTATGTAAAGCATTAAACTCATTCGCATCTTTCAATTGCACTTCTGCACTTGACATTTGAGGGTCTGTTCCTTGTTGTAATGACAATGTAGATACCGCAAAGAGACCAGCATTAAAACCTTTTACCCTTGTTTGGTCATCATTTGTAGCTAATAGTACTCCTGTTTCAAAAAGAATACCTACATCCCATTGGTCTTGTCCTCTTTTATTCCAAAGGGATTTGTGTAAACATCCGCCTCCTGTGAACATAAAAGAGAATTGTGGCTTCCCTGCTCTAATCTCAACTAATACTCCTGTATTAGAGGTTGCGTTTTCATTATCTGGGGTGTTTTGCTCAAAGTTGTACAAGTTATTGTACGGAAGCAAATTAAAATCTTTTATAGCGCTTTCCCAAGTCGCTTGATTTAAAGTGTCGGTTTCAACTGTCCAAGAAAACCCTTTTTTAAATAGAGCAATCCCTACAGGGTCGCCAAAGGTTTTTAAGTTGCAACTTCTAGTACCAGACCCTTTTAAGTCTGTTGTGCAATTTCCAAAGTTATTTAATAGTATCATTTTTTTTATTTGTTTTTAAATACAGTTTGTTTTTATTCTTAAATTTAATTCTATAATTCGCCCATCAACTACATCTAGCGTAATTGATTGCGTTCCTTTCTTATTTTTAGTAGTAAAATCTGATTGTCCTAGTCTAACGCCATCGGTATTAACTCCATAACTGGGCTCATCTTTAACCTTATACTTTGTTGGCAAATCACCTAAAACACTTATAAAAGGGTTTTGTTGTAATATAGATTTGACTTTCTGCCAAACAGGCTCAATGACCTCGTCATAACTTTTAACACTTCTTTTACTGTTAAACCATTCTACTTCTGTAGATTGAAATATAATTAAACGGCTAGTCACATTCTTATAACCATCGGGTTCATCAAAATAAGGATTAATTACCCACCAAACTAACGGATATTTATTTGTTTTTTTATCCGCTATCCATTTTGTAAGTTCTTTGTGGTCTCCATAGTGAAAGTTAATGTTCTTTGTAATAGTGTTACCATCAATAGATAAAACTATTTCAGTTCCATTAATCAATCTCTTTAAAGCCTCCCCTATTATCATAACCCAAATTGATTAATAGTATTATACATTTTTAAAGGTGCCTCAGGATAATCTTCTTCATTATCAGATAAAAACACAATCAAAGACGAATAGTAATTATTTGTATCATTACCAATCCAATCAATAACTTTAATACCGTTGCGTCTGTATTCGCTATACGTGTATTTTGTTTGTTTGCCTTGATACATTTCTACAAAGTCATTCCATACCGATGTTAAGCGTTGAGTGCTATTTATATTAATTGCGTTTTTAGCATTTAACACAACCTCACCAACACCGCTCATAGTACTTTGATTGTAATATAACCAATGATAAAAAACAAAATTAGCTAATAAAGACTTTTTAAAAGCACCTTCTGTTATTAGTAAACCTTGCCAATAGTAAGTATATCCGTTCTTTACGTATTCTTTCCCATTAACTAAGTCTTTCCATTTTTGAGGTGCATTATTGTCTAAAACTCCATTCGTTATATTATCATCTAAATCCTTAAATAAAGAATAGCCTAATACTTCTTTAAGTAATAAACGAGACTTCTCATCAATGAATTGTTGAAGGTCATTATAAGCGCTTCTATCTTGGTCATCTGCATTTGGTACAAATAACTCTCTTTGAAAATAAGTCTCGTCTATTAAATACATTATACTACTTTATTAATCCTTTAGCTCTAAAAAGTGCTTCTGTTGGAGCGTTTAATTTAACTTTACGACCTTTTGCAAGGTGTTTTGAGTCTTTGATTATTTCAAAAACTTTGGTCTCATTTAATTTAACATTACCAACGGATTGCGCTGCTCTAATCTTACGATTTTCAGAACTATCCTTTTTTTCACTAGATTTTAATACTTCTTGTTTTTCAGACATGATTTTACTATTTTAAATTATACTGTTTCTAAAGCTGTTTTCGCTACACTAAATTCATCATAAACAAAAGCGATTTCTTCGTTTTCAGAAATCCAAAGGTGTACTCTTGACTCACCAAGAATAGTCACTAAGTTTTTCTCAAAATCATCACCTGTATAACCTACTCTTACTGTGTAATCTTTATAAGTTCTTACGTGTGCTTTTGTGAAATCGCCCATTAAGAAAAATCCTACTGGGATTTTGGTATTTTGAACAACTCTCACGTTATTGATTACATCACCACTTTCAGAAGTAAACGGAGGTAGTATGTAGTTTCCATCGGTATCTTTTGTCAACTTCATTAACGTTGCATCGGTAGGATGTACAAACACAGCGTTAGGTATGTAATTGCTATCGGATGTTACTAATATTTGATTGTAAGCTGCTACAATTACATCATAGTTTTGAGCGTTGTCAACAGATGCAGCAAGTCCTCCCGCAACAAAAACAGAAGCAACCTCTGTAATACCTGTTAAATTAGCACCTGTTCCATCACCATTTAAAATACCGTCTTGTAAAGCTAAATCGTGTCTTTGACGTAATTTACGATTAATTTCAGCTTGCATAAATGGGATGTCATCTAAGGCTTCCTCAGATACTTTAATTTTACCAGCAACTTTTTTAGCTTGAGAATATCTTATTTCATAATCAATATCAATAAGAGGCTTTACAACACCCTCGCCAATAAAAGCGGCATCACCTTCTTGTGTTATTTCATCAACATAAGCTAAAGACACTCTGTCGGTAGTTCCGTTATCTGTCCAGTTTTGAACAAATGGAATAAAATCTGGTGATGGAATTAATGCTAAATCATTTTGATAAGAATAAGAAGCGGGAGTCGCAATCGGTAGAGTTATATTACCAGTTGTTTGCGTTCCAGCAGCTTTTATAGTCAATACCACATCCCCAGCGTTTGCATTACCTTTCAAAGACTTTAAAGAGTCTTTCTTTGCTTCTAGTTGTTCAGCAACTTGTTGTTCAAATGATTTGAAAACATTTGCTCTTGATGCGCTATTGTCTTTTAATACATTAACAGCTTCTTGTAGTTCTTCAATTGCTGTTTTATTAGTTTCAGAAACTTCATTTACTTTTAAAGCTTCAATTTTAGTTTCAAGATTGGTCAACTGCTCTTTTGTTACCGCATTTGAAACTTCTACTTTTATGGCTTCGATTTTGTTGTTTATTTCCTGAGCCATTTCTTCTGGAGTTTTTCCTTCCATTTTGTTAAATTTTAATGTGTGTTAATAACTGTTTTAATTGAGTGTCACTAGACGGCTCTGTTTTAGAAGTGTTTGAAACGGCTTCTTTATTTTCAAGCGTTGGTGTTAACGTATTACTACCCAACAACACCGCACTTATTTCTATTAGTTTTGCTTCACGAACCAACCAGAAATATCCTTTTTCTTCTGCTAGTTCTTTATTGCCTATATTATCAATATTATCCTGCCACACCTTATACTCTTCTTCATATTCGCTATCATTTACAGCAAGGTCAATCTTAACATATTGCATCCCAACTGAATGTTGAGTTATTCTATTTGCTTTGTACTCATTAAATATTTTATCGTTGTAATCTTTCTTAATATCTGTGTCCATTAATAAGGCGGTTGTTGTACCTGCTTTATTTACACCGAAATCTGACCATAACAATTCATTTTCATATATTTTAGTTGGTTCGCCTACCTTAGCCGTTATTTCAAACTTGTGGTCGTGAAGATGAAATATAGAGTTTTGACGCTCTTTAATTGATTTAGTGAATACACCCTTTGAATGTACGTCATCGTGACTATCCATCCACATATAAGTATTACCTACAATAGTTCTTTTTAATACATTATCTGTATCTTCAATAACTTTATTTGTCTTTATAACACCGCAATCTTTTAGGGTAGTTAAACCACCTTTTAAAGTCTTAACTTCCGCCTTTTTAAACGCAATTAATTCAGCTTTACGCTCTATCAGTTCTTTAATTTCCATCTTTATAAATGGTTTTATTATCCTTTAATTTTTCAATCTTTTTATCAATTACCTTGATAAAAACAGGATTTTTAATTGTTTTTTTTAACTCTTCTAATTCTTTAACCGTCATATCCCATTATTTCCTTACCTCTTGCAATAACCTCTTCTCCGTTTAATATCATCATTTCTTGCGCTTGTCTTAAATTAGCCAACTGACTAGCTTTTAAAGATGCTCTATCACGCTCAACAACTTGCATAAAAGACAAATGACTCCAACTAATATGCAAATCTATGTTTCTATCATTATAACCAAAAATATTTTCAAGACCATTCATTAAATCCTCCCCTTTAGGGCGTAAACAATAATCAACAAATGACGCCCTTGCCTTTTCTTGGTTTTCGTATGTTGAGCCATTTAGATTAGCTTCTAATACATCTCTAGGTATTCCATACATACCACCTATTATAAAATAGTCGGCAAAATATCCCTCATCTAATTTAAGCGCAGCAATATCATCAACAAATCTTTGGAGCGTTACATTTGACTTTGTGGCGTGTACTGCTTTATTTTTTTTAAAACTTTTTTCAATACTGTTTTTTTCGGAGTCAGTCATTGGAGAACCATAAACATCTTCCTCTTTATGTGTACCAGTTGCAAAGTATTTAGCACTAAAATCTAAATTAATACCTTTAGCATCTAATCCCTTTTCACTATTGGTAATCACTTTATACAAAGCATCTATTGCGCTGTTTCCTCTAAACCAGTTGCCAATACCATTTGATAAATCAAAGAAAGTAGTAATATCTTTTAATTGATATTTTGACCAAGTCCCATCCAAATTATAATAATCAATATACATATTCATATTATTACTATAAGACTTCTTAGATACGATGTTTTTATCTAAGGCATTTATAATTTCCTCAGTCCATACAAATCTAGTAGGGTCCAAAAAGTATTGGATAGTATTATCGTTTAAAACTTTTGAAGATGTATAAAGATAGGATGTCCCTAGCATTGTCCAAAACATATAATCCCATAAAAACTGCCTTTGTGTTTGATATAAGTTAGGTCTTTTTAAATGGTTATATAACGGGTCGTTTGATTTTATCTTATTACTTCCTTTATTTACTACTGAAACTTCTGCTAATGAAAATAAGTCACATTGCAACTTAAATACTTTTAATGCTGCTGGATTGTTGAGAACAGCGTCCAAACGCTCTTTTTCTGTCTTTAGTTTTACCGCAATGTTATCACTAGAAAATAGTTGATAAAACCATTCACCATTTTTATTTCTTTCCGCTTGGTGTATGTTATTAGAGAATGGATTATACATTCAGCTCTTTAGTGTTTTTAATTGACCAATTTTTTATAATTACAATAAAAGCACAAACAACGTTAATAAGTATAATAGGTATTGATACTATTAATATCAATCTATTAAATAACAAAATAAGCAATCGTACCACTAAATTAATAGCGGTATGATTGCTAAATCTCTTAATATTTATCATAACGATGTTTCACAACATTGTATTATATTTTACAAAAGTAATAAAAAAATATTTAATATACGCAAATAAAATCGTATTTATTTTATAATTTATTTTTTGCGTGTCTTCTACCGTATCTTATTGGATCAATAAGGTCATCATATGCTTTTATTATTTCATCATCAACAACGCCAAGCCTATCTTCCGCGTATGAATAGTTTTTAAACTCTAAATCTATTCCTTTACTTATGTCTGTATAATAAACATTAGTAGAGTGTAAAAGCGTAATACCTGACATTACAGAGCCTTTCGGCTTATCAATTCCATAAGCATATTCCCAACCAAATCTTCTAAGTAAACTTATATTATCTGGTATTGCACTATCACAAACTAAATAAGCGTCTTTTGGTATTCCTAGTTTATTTAAGGTGTGTATTATTACACCACCAGAAGCAGGATTGTTAATATTATCTCTTTCTAAAGGTGTTAATTTAGATATTATTTCATTTTCACTAAGATAGTTTTTTTCATGGCAATATAAAGAATTTGTATATTTATCATATTTCATTTCAACTATACCGAACTTATGATTTTTACCCCAATCTATACCGAAGAAAGATGTTTGCTTTATATTTATAAATTCAGAGAACGTTGTTCTTTTCCAATCTGTAAAAACTCTACCCTCAACAGCTTCTAACCAACCACCTAAAACAACGTGATTATATTTTTTAGGGTTTTCCTCTTTTAATCGTTCGTAATACTCTACAACGTTATCTGCTAAGTACTCACGCTCTACGTCTAAATAGCTTGTATGAATGTAGCAAATATTATCTTTTATCGTGTTAGATCCGCCATCTACATTTTTATTCTCAAAGAAAGTTCTAAAAATCCAATGATGAACAGAGGCAGAGTTAAGAATAATTATGGTTAAGTTTCTTTTGTCCTTGCTTCTTATTGATAAAAATACTTTCTCAAACGTTTCATAGTCTGGCAATTCCTCAGCTTCATCTATTACAAAACAATTAAAACCAAACAATGATTTAAGATTAGCGGTTTGTTGTTTAGATCCTGTTTTAATACCTTTAAATGCTATTCTATTACCGTTGCTTTCTATGTGTGTATTGCTAGATATTACATAGTTATTTAATCCCAATAAATCAATCTTACTATCAACCTCTGGCTTAATAGAATCTACTATTGAAACGTTAGTAAATCTAGTGTATAAAACATTCCAAAAATGATGTGTTAAGGCTATTAAACTAAAACAAGCTATAACAAAAGATTTAGCAGAACCTCTACCACCAGTTAATATAACTGTGTCAACTTCAGGATGCTTACCGTTTAATATATCAAATAAGGGTTTGTATTTTTTAGAAAACTTAATCCTCATCAGTATCAACAAAAACTATCAAAGGTGGTGTGTGTATTTTATTACCATCACTTGTTAAGTCGTGATGTGTTTGACTTAATCGTTTTCGTTCTTCACTTGTTCCCGTGAGTTTATACAATGCTAAAGATAAAGTAGCATTATCAGTATCACCCCATTTCTTACGTAGTTTCAATTTTTGATTAATTCTATTATCTTCTAATAACTCTTTTAAGTTGTCCAATTCGTCTGATTTATCAGGAAAAAAATCATAAAAAGTACTTCTGCTACAAGGCAAAAACGCAACAATATCTTCAATAAAAAAAAGATTATGTTCTTTTATTGCTTTCTCTGATTTATCGTATATGTCCTTTTTATCAAACGCCATAATCATATTCAGATGGTCTTCCAGCTGGTATTATATTTTAAGTAAAAACTCTTTTTTTGATTTAGCTTTTATCTTAGGATATTTTTCTTTAAGCTCTTTTAAAGTAAGCATATCATTTGATATGTGAATTATTTTTATAAACCCTAATTTTTCTAGGTTTTTTATTCTACTTAAATCGCTTGAAACATATATACTTTCCTTTATATACGTTTTGTTATTATTTATATCTCTAAAAGATTTTAATACTATACACTTTATCATTTTACAAATATATAAAAATTATTTAATATTATTTAATATTATTGATTAAAAAAAATGGTTTTAACTTAAATTCTACAAACCAATCAATTTTATCTACTGGAATTTTATAAAATATTTTATATTTATCGATAATCTCTTGGCTTGGCTCATTTAGTTCTTTTTGATACTCAACAAGTCTTTCTTCCAGTTTTTTAATTCGTAAATCTCTTTGATTAATTAGTTTTATTTGTTTCAACTTTTCGTTACCAAATGAAAGCAAAGAGTAGACTTCCATAAGATTTGCTTTGTAAATTGGCTCTTTTTTATAAATGCTGTGTAGGTTTTTTTTGATATTAATAATAGAAGCATGCGTTCTATTTATTGGCTTTCCTATTTCTTTTAAAGAAATATTTTCTTTTAGCTCGGTAAGTACCTCCACATAAGTGGCACGACCTAAGACGTAT